ATCGTGGCATCGTCATACGCTCAAGCCAAGCGTCACGTCTCCAAGATGCTCACCAAGTGGCTTGTGGTGGTCTACAATGGCCGCTACATTGGCGCACCAGTTGCCAACGGCAAGTGCATTTCAGTGGTGGGAATTTAAGCCATGTTTGACACCCTCAAAACCTACCTTGGCCTAGGCCTCATTTTCTGTGGTATGCTGGCGCTTATGCTGGCCTATTTCGATTGTCTGTTCATCTAAACCATTGGAGAATCTCATGCACTCAGGAACAAACGCACCCACACGCCCACAGTTTGAAGGGCAAATTGTGAAATTTAAATCTCCCCATTCCAATGCAGTTTTGTATGACATTTGCAAACGCAATTTAAAATATGGCAATTTGGAATGGTGGGCCTTAAACGAGCCAACAAACCAGCAAAAGGCAGATGCTCAAGCAGTCTAAAATTTCAGCGTGTAGGGGCTTTTATCGGCCCTTATGCGGTGCAATTTTGCATCAACTAACCCAGTAGAGGTAAAACATGGAAAACACTTTTAAACAATGGCTTGTTGACAACTACGAGCACAACGAACTAGCAGACATTGCAAACCACGGCTGTGCTGGCGGTGTCGGTGGTATGGTTTACTATACCGAGACAGTCAAGCTCTACGCGCAGTTTAAAGAAGCTCTGCATCAAACGCTGGAAGAATACAAGGATGCCACGGGCGAATGGCCCCAATATGTCGTGGATGAATTGGGGGACGATGTGCGGTTTGCCAATGCCGTGGTTTGGTTTGCGGCTGAATGGATAGCCCAAAACATCACCCAAGGCGAATACTTTGATGCGGATGACGACACATATGACGAATTCGGCGTGAACACTAAAAACTCATTTAACACTGCACTTAAAGAGGTTAAACAATGTTAACTGATGCACAATTTAAGCAGCTAGAGCGTGATTTGTGGACAACCACCACGCATCCGCAGGTCTATACCCTAATGCGTGACAATGTAGAGGTGCGTCTGGCCTTAAATACGCTCATGCGTGACGTCTATGCGGTGTTGTCTGAGAATTACGATGCCCTGAAACAATCGGACAAATTACAACGCTTAGAAGAAAACCTAACCATGTTGGAGGAAAATCTAAAATGAGAACCATCGACACCGAATTGTGTGCATATATTGCCGATTACATTCAAGAAGAATTGTTTAGAGGTTGTGGCACGCTAGAAATTGATAAATATATGATTGCAATGGCTATTGATGCCTATCAAGGTGGAGCAAATATAAAGGAAGATGAAGAATGAGAACAAAAGATGTAGAAATTTGGGGTGTTTCTTTGAAGGTGACATTTTGGCAACATGAAACCGATCATTTTAACCCCGTTGATGGACATTACACAGTGCCCAGTAAATGGCATATTGATTCAATTGAGCATGAAGGCGTGGACATTTCCGAAATTGTCTCCGATGAGATTTGGCAAAGAATAGAAAGAGAGGCTAACAATGGTTGATGTCAAATTGACGAGTTTAAATTGGCCTTTCCCTATGGTTAATGGCTTGCCCATTCCGAAGGGCATTCGGCGGGTTGTCTTTCCCCTAGTTTATGAGGAGGCACCGTGGTGATATTTTCACTATATGAAACCTTGCTCATTGTTGGGCTTTGGAGTGTCGTCTGTTTTCTGCTTGGATGGCTGGCATGTTTGTTCTATCTCTGATAGAATGGGGAAGGAAAGCCCTTAAACGGGGCTATAACGCTACAAAACACCGAAGGGATACCCAACCATGCACTGCGAATGTTGTGACGCTCTATTGTCCGATTTTGAGGCCACTCGAAAAGACAGACGAACAGGTCTCTATCTCAATTTGTGCCAAATTTGCTTTGCAGAAAGTGGCTTAGTTGGGAAAATACCCACAATCGACAGACGCGATTTGCTCACAAAAGAGGACATAGACGACTTGGACATTCAAGACAATCAAGAGTGGGACTAAACTGGCACACTTCTTGCGCTTATAGGTATACATTAAAGGAAACTATAATGTAACCCTATAACAAATAAATAAACCTTTAAATAACCTTTAAGGTGGAAACAATGGGAAAGATGAAACAAATTGCAATTGAACAACAAGAGGACATCGACGCCATGATGGAAGAAGCCCATTATTGGATGTTGGTGGACAATGTGGCTCAATGGTTGGTCGAACATAAATCGACATACATTTTGGAGGACATTCAAAAGAAAGCATTACAAATGTATGAGCAAGCATTTCGAGACAATAGGGGAAAATAAATGTCACTCATGGCTTTGTTTGTCGGTGTTTTGTCTTTAATCAAAGGGGCTTTAAAATGACCAGAGACGAATTGGTTTTGAACATTCAACGCATTTTGTTTGAGGAAGGGCCATTGTCGATTAATGAAATTAGACAGCATTTAGTGGGTGTCACCAAAGACCGCATTGCGTCTTTGTTGTCGTCCAATAAACAGTTGTTTGAGGTGGTTGGATGGCTTAAAAAACACGCTACACCGCCACAGCACATTTGGGGATTGTTGGGGGATAAGCGGGTATTAGCACCTGAGCCACCAAAGAAGCATCCATTCGACTTGCCAAAACATTCCATCATCTATCGTGACATGGTGGCTCAACAAAGGGTGAGATATGAAAAATATTGAACGTGGAGCAATGAAACAGGCGCTTGAGGCGTTGGAAAGCACTTACAAGGTCTTCCATGAAGATGAAGAAATTGAAGATGCCATCACATCCCTACGCCAAGCCATCGCAGAGGCAGAGCAATGCAAATACCCAAACTGTGACTACCCTTGCATGAACTTGCCAGACTGCAACTATGTAATCAAGTGGTCTGATTATGAAAGCAATGGTCGAATAATAAAGGAACAGCCAGCACAGCCAGAGACAGAGCACGAGCCTGACGACCTCACCATTGCCTACCTGAGTGGCTTTTACGATGGGAGGAAAAAGCGTGAATGGGTTGGGCTGACGGATGAGGAAGTCGAAAAGATGCGACACCTGATTGATTGGACAGCGCACTGGTCATACGGAACATTTGCCAGAACAATCGAAGCAAAACTCAAGGAGAAGAACACATGACAGGCTGGCGTAAACGTCAAATTTTTGAAAGGGAAAACATGCAAATAGGCAAGAGTATGACATTGGAAGAATGGCAAAAAGCTCAATTGAAAGTGGCAACAGGTGTGTCTCAGCCAGAAGAAGAAACACATAGCGCAACGTATGTGTCTCTCATTGAAGAACTTGAAGCAGAAAATAGAATGCTTCGGGCACGTAATGACAGGTTGATGAACGCTTTGAAACAAATTGAACGCATTGTGCAGGAGAATTTACGATGAAATACGAATTTGATGACCACGATTTAGAATTAATTGAAAAATGTAAAGAAGCCGTTGAATACAATGAAGAAGGGCATCCAATTAAAGATGTCTTAGATGAAGATGATTTTCTTTGGTTAGTGTATTTGTTGGTTGATATTGTTAAAGCGGAGAATACACAATGACAACAGTTTACTGGTGTCCCGTTTTGTCACTTCAATCCCATGCGTTTCATGACAGTATGGAATTGTTTTTTCAACAGCCTACGCCATTGTTTAAAGCATTGGCTGAACAATATCGTGGGTCGGAATTTCTTGAATGCCCAGCCGTTCAAGAGTCGTGTCGAAACACTTTTGTTGTCACCGCACCTTTTGACATCACTTACACCTACAATAAAGAAACTAACACCCTAAGCACTGACAGATTGGGTCAGCAGTTTTTTGACAGTTTTTGCAAAGTGAGGCCAGATGGGGCTATTGAAACAGCACCAGCATATTTGTTCTATGCCAAAACATCGGTAAAAATGGAAACTCTTCCTGTGTTTTTATTGAAGTCAGAAACAGCAAAAAAGACACAATACATTCCGGGTCAGTTTGATATTGGGAAATGGATAAGACCCGTTTGCTGGAATTTCTTCATTGAAGATGAGCAATTGACAGTGAAAAAAGGGGATGCTCTGTTCTTGATTCGTTTTTGGTCAGACAGTAAGGTTGAATTTGAACGAGTGGAACACACAGGATATTTGGCAAAAATTTCTAATGCTTGTGTTGGGGTGAAGCATTATGAAAAGAAAATTTCTCTAGAAAAACTCTATGAGATGTCTGAAAATTATGTTCAACATTTTTTGAAAGGACAGAAATGACTGAATGGCATGGCGGTAAAGGCAGTAAACCTCGTCCATATTCTGTTTCACAAGACGAATATGACAAGCGTTGGGATGCTATTTTTGGTAAAGACCTACCTGAAGACGAGAACGAAGACAACGAATTAGATGACGAGGACTTTGACGATGAACACACAGAAGAAGAGTGAATTTCTAAAGCATGTGCCATGTGAGCATTGCGGAAGCTCTGACGCTGGTGCAATTTATACGGATGGGCATTTTCATTGCTTCGCTTGCGGTGTAACGGAACAAGAAAATACGCAAGAAGAGCGGCGAATATTGCAAGAAGACTATGGAAGGAAACAAGTGACAATTTTGTTGACAGGCGACATTGCTCCGATTTCCGAGCGAGGCATTAGCAGAGCCACTTGCGAAGCCTACAATGTCATGCAAACCAATGGCAAACACATCTATCCCTATTTTGACAAAGAAGGGAAATATGTGGCTCAGAAAGTGAGAGACGTTGAGGCTAAAGATTTTAGCGTCAAAGGCCAATGGAATGAGGCCGTCTTGTTTGGGGCACAACTGTTTCCCAAAGGTGGAAAATATATCACCATCGTAGAAGGCGAATTGGACGCATTAGCGGCCTATCAAATGACTGGCTCTAAATGGCCTGTGGTGTCCATCCGAAATGGCGCACAAGGGGCATTGAGGGACGCCAAAGCCAACTACGAATATTTGGAAAGCTTTGAGAACATTGTCGTTTGCTTTGACAATGACGATCCCGGTAAAAAAGCAGCTTCCGAAGTTGCTGAATTGTTTGGCTCAAAGGCCAAAGTGTTTAAGCATGTCGGAGATGCTAAAGATGCCTGCGATTATTTGAAAACAGGCAAGGGTGAGCAGTTTGTTAACCTGTGGTGGAAAGCAGAAACCTATGTGCCAGATGGCATTGTGGCTGCTTCCTCGTTGTGGAATGAAGTGAACAAAGCGGAAGTGAAGGCAGAGGCTTTCTATCCGTGGAAAGGACTCAATGAAAAACTCTACGGCCTACGTCCGTCCGAACTTGTCACCGTCACTGCTGGAAGTGGCTTGGGAAAATCTCAGTTTCTCCGAGAAATTCTATTTCATATTCTTCGCACAACACGATGGAACATCGGGGGAATGTTCCTTGAAGAATCTGTGCGAAAAACAGCCCGATCAATCATGTCATTGCACGCAGGCAAAAAACTACATTTGCCAGACACGATTGTATCCGAAGAAGAACTGAAGGAGGCCTTTGATGCTACATTGGGGACTGATCGTATTTACTTGTTCGACCATTTTGGGTCTACTTCTGCCGATAACATTATCAACCGCATACGTTACCTCGCCAAAGCTTGCGACTGCCGTGTTATTTTTGTGGATCACATCTCAATTATCATTAGTGGCATGGATGGTGGCGATGAACGTAAGTCTATTGACAACTTGATGACACGCTTGCGAACACTTGTGCAAGAGCTTGAAATCACACTCATTGCTGTATCTCATCTCAAACGACCCAATGGAAATCAAGGACACGAAGATGGAGAAGCTGTCTCACTTTCTCAATTGCGCGGTAGTGGTGCTATTGCTCAACTTTCCGATGCTGTCATTACTCTTACTCGTAATAGTATGTCTGAAGACCCTCACATCCGACATAAGACAAAAGTAGCGATTGCTAAAAACCGATATAGCGGTGATACTGGACCAGCTTGTGAGTTGATGTACGATTTGGATAGTGGTCGGATGAATGAAGTGTGTTTGGAGGATTTATGAAATGCACAATTGCTCTGGAATGGGAACAGATTGAAAGCATCATGAGAACAGAACTTGCTGATGCTTTGAAACATACATTGAGTGACATTGAAGCTGTAAAGAGAAGTAAACAGGGTTTTGTCTACAGTTTTGATATGGACGAAGACATTGAAGAATTGACAATCCGAGCAGCAGCTTTGGCTGTTGTTCTTTCCTACTACGGAGGTTGACATGGGCATCATGGTTGAATTTGATGAGGAAATGCTTGAGACAGCGTTTGCAACTTATTTGCGAGAAATGTTGAAGCGTGTTGAATCGTATAACGCTGACATTTTTGAAAGCGAAGAAGAACGAGAAGAGATAAAAAAGGCTATTGTTCTCATTCATAATTGGATTGCTGTTCCTTCAAGATGGTTATGACAATTGAACACATCATCGTGGGATGTACAGGCATAGGTTATGCCGTTGTAGGGGCTTTACGCTTTTACAAAGGTGACGTAGATAATGGCCTTGTATGGACGGGATATGCACTTGCTCAAATTGGGCTTTGGAGGCTCATTAAATGACACAAGATGAAATCATTGAGATGGCTAGACAGGCGAATTTGATAATTAAATCAGCATCTCCAACTAGAACCACTGTAAATATTCTTGAAGCCTTTGCCAAATTGGTAGCAGAGAAAGCGACAGATGAAGCAAACGCCAGAGCAAACGCATCATGGACATTGATGTGCAAAAAGATGGTTGCCGCAGAGCGTGAGGCGTGTGCAGAGATATGTGATAACATGAAGCCGAGTGAGGCAACATTTGACAAAAGGTTTTTTGTTGCTTGCACACTTAACGCACAAGCAATCCGAGCAAGGGGACAAGAATGATGGACATGGAAACACTTGTTGGTAGGCTTATGTCTTTGGAAACAAAGTATTATGAGCTTCAAGAGCAATATCATCATCTCATCAACCAATATGAAACACTGAAAGCAGAGCATGAAAATTGCACTGGACATCGAAACAACAATGGACAGAAATACGATCCATTTGTGCGTAACTCAGGACATTGACACAGGAGAAGTAAGAACATGGAAAGCTCCAGACGGCCTAGCGGAATATTTAAAGGACGCTACGTTGATAATCGCCCACAACGGAATATTCTTCGACTTTCCGATCTTAAACAAGCTATGGAAGACGAAGATTACGAGGAAGAAGGCGTTCGATACACTCATCGTAAGCAGACTTTTGGAGCCGACCAAGGAGAAAGGCCACAGTCTGGACGCTTGGGGCGCAGAGCTAGGAATGGTTAAACTCAACTACAAAGCCGTATGG